TTCTATAAGTATATCAGAATGAAGGTTCATATCGTCGGTGCCGGACCCACCGGTCTGTCACTCGCGTGGGAACTTTTACGAACAGGTGAACATGATATCACCATATATGACCGAAAACTCTCGGCGGGTGGATCATGGTGGGAACCAGATGTCGAGACACGCAACCTACATGCACACCGAATTGTCTTTGATCGAGCATTCGTCAACACGAAATCATTTTTTGAGGAGATGGGAATCAAATGGGATGATATGTTTGAACCCGAAAAGGATGATGGTGCATCGAATTATATTTTCAAGACACTTCAGTTTGAAGATTACAAAATACTTTCATGTGTATTTGCAAAAGTTTTTTGGAATCCGGAAAAATTCAAGAATGTTTCTCTGAAAGATGTTCTCGGAGAAAATCTTACACCTGATGGAAAAAAGATTTTGGAACATCTTCCACTCATCATGGATGGTGTCACGTGGGATGTCATGTCCGCACACGAGTTTGTCCAAAACTTGAATCATGTGATGCTATCCAAAAAGTACACACAACGTGTTTCCGGTAAAGTCATGTGTGATGCGATGGAGGAGGCGGTCATGAACGCCGGTGCAAACTTTGTGTTTGGGGCGGAACTTCTCGATGTCGAGTACGGAAAGGATTCTTTCGTCGCCAAGTTCACAGGTGAACGAGTCATCGATGATGGTCTTCTCTTTTTGTGTCTCGATAACAGTCCAGCCCTGAACATACTCGGCACGAACTGGGGACCCGATGCTGACAAGAAACTTCGAAGGAGTACATACGGTGCTATAAACGTTCTTCTCGATTACGATGAACCGATCACACTCAAATCTGATTTGGAAATAGCCATCGAAACACGATGGAATCTACAACCAAAAGTCCTCTCAGATGGAAAGACTGTCTCGTGTGTGATATGTGATTTGGGAGAGGATGTCATGCGTTCTGATCCAGAGACACTCATCGAAGAAGTCATTCGACAATTGAAAGTTCCCAAACCCGTGTCCTCCCGAATCGGATGGGGTGCCGAATGGAAAGAAAACAAGTGGCACTTTTCACAATCATCTGGTGTGTTGAGTCTTCATGGACAACTTCCATTCTTCGGAAGGTGTTCGAAAGTTGCCATGTGTGGTATGATGTCCCCGCGTGAGACACCGTACTCGAGTATCGAGGCGTCTGTCGAAGTGTCTAGAGCCTTGAGTCATATGTGTTTCGGAACGAGAAAACCACTTCGTTCACTTTTGGTTTCACATGTAACCATCTTTATACTCGTGTTACTTATAGTTTTATTGGTAGTGTATCATATATGAAGTTCGTAGCGACTGTTCACGAAACATTCTACGAACACAATTCTAAAAAATATATTCGGTTTGCGATTCCTGAAAAAGTTGCAGATATTATCGGGCGTATGCATGCATCGAAGACGCATCTCATCACCAACGAAATCATAGAAAATCCATTAGATGGTCGAGTTCTTACTGTTAAAGTTCCATTCCGGTACAGGAGAGTGATGTGTGAAGTCAAAGGACGACCCGTGCAGTCTCTTGTAAAGGGGGATGAAGTGGAAATAGTGGTAGATTTTAAAGGTGCTTGGAATGTAGGTAATCACTCAGGCTTTTCCTGGATACTCTCGAGCTCTTCGGTGGGGTCTTCAGTGGACTGATTGGGGTCGTTGGGGAGGTCAATGGTCTTGAGACCACCCTTCTTGAACCCCTGAAACGTAGAAAGCATACCCTGAAGGCGGAATACTTCTTGAGTCAACTGTTCGATGTTCATCTGAAGCTTCTTAATATTCTCTTCAACGTCAACGATAGGCATATTGTACTCATTTAAAGTTTATAATCTTTAAATAAGTATGACGACACTTACCAGGACTGGATATCTCGTTAATGTGGGGCCGATTCAAGAAATTAAAAAGGAACTTACGGTAAGACCAATCGTCAATGGGGACTATGGATTTCCTCCACCGCCTTTCAAGGTTTTCAGACCAACTAAGAATGGAGTGTGTGTTCCCCGATTCTACGGAACTTCTAAACTTGGAGAACCCAAAGAAGATCGACGACCTGAACCGACTCGAATCCGAACAAAGTTTGCGGGAACACTCCGGGACACTACTCATCAAAATGAGGCCCTCGATGCAGCAATTAAAGCAGGTCACGGCGTCCTTTCTTTACCATGTGGCTACGGCAAGACGACGGTTTCCTTGGCCATAGCATGTAAGTTGGGTTACAGAACCATGATTGTCGTACATAAACAATTTTTGGCCGATCAATGGCGTGAACGCATTCAACAATTTTGTCCTGGTGCCACTATTGGCGTTGTTCAACAAGACAAGAAGGAAGTCAATTGTGATTTTGTAATTGCTATGCTTCAATCTCTTTCTCTCAAGGAGTATTCATTTACAGATTTCGAAAGTGTCGGTACGTTGATCGTCGATGAAGCCCATCATATCTGTGCAAAAGTGTTCAGTCAGAGTCTTTTCAAACTATGCCCAAGACATATATACGGTCTTTCTGCAACTCCTGAACGCAAAGATGGGCTCACGAAAGTGCTTCACTGGTTTATGGGTCCGACATTTTTCGCCGTCGAACGAAAAAATCAAGAACAAGTTGAAGTGTTTCCCGTCATATTCGATTCACCAAATTATCGAAATCCACCACCGTCCATGCGAAACGGGAAAATTTCTATGCCCAATATGATTACCGAACTCGTCGAAGATCGTCAACGGAACAAAATGTTGGTGGAACTCGTCAAGAAAGCGTCGGCGGGTACGAGACAACTTTTGGTTCTCAGCGATCGTCGCCAACATTGTGAATTTCTTCATCAATGTTTTCCCAAAACGTCGGGTCTCTACATGGGTGGTATGAAGGAAGCTCAACTTCAAGAATCGTCTAAAAAGAAAATCATCTTCGCGACGTTCAGTCAGGCCCACGAAGGTCTCGACATTCCCACACTGGATACAGTCATCTTAGCTAGTCCCAAGTCTGACATCACACAGAGTATCGGTCGAATCATGAGAGAAACGAAAGGGAAAAAGAATAATCCTCACATCTACGACGTACACGATCCATGGTCAATTTTCACTGCCATGTATTATAAACGAATGAAAGTGTACCGACAGGGTGGATTTAACGTTCGTGGTAAAAATGTAGAAGAAAAACCAGAGTTCCCTCAGGGAAAGTGTCTGTTTTTATAATCTGAACAATTAATAAATGTCTGGTGCATTGATACAACTTGTTTCTAAAGGAGTACAGGATGCGTACATCATAGGCGAGGAAGGGTATTCCTTTTTTAGAACAAAGTTCATGAGACACACAAACTTTTCTCAGGTACCGAAATTTATAAAATCGATGAATGAAAATGATACATCCATAACTATACCGGTTCTGGGAGATATAATCAACGCTGTGTGGTTTCAAGGCTCGACAAGTCTTATGGATATGTTCAATAATTCAACGATTACTTTATACGTTGGTGGACAAAAAATAGATTCACAACACTTTGATTATTATGCAGACATATGGCCAACTTATTTGTCCGATACGTACAGTAAATCTAAAGAACTAAACTCGAACTCGACTAATCCAGTATTTTTACCACTCCAATTTTTCTTCTGTAATCACAAGGCATTTCTACCCCTCGTGGCACTTCAGAAACATCAGATTGAAATAAAAATAGACTTTGATTCTAATGCTTTAAGCGGACTGACAGAAACTCAAAAAAAGTATGAAGTGTATGGCAATTACGTTTTTTTGGATAAAGATGAACGAGAATCTATCGTAAAACGCTCAATGGATTTTGTAATTACACAGGTTCAACGACTCGAGCACCCACTTAATACCGGAGATGGATATAACACCGTAGATATAAGTCAGTTTAATCACCCCATAAAGTCGTTATTCTTTGGTTTTGAGACAAAATCTCAGGTATCCACAGATGATTACTTTACATTCTCTGGGGTTGATCTTCAAATAAATGGTACACCTTTATTTGAAAACATGAAACCTGTATATTTTCATACGGTTCAAAATTACTACAAATCTGAATATGGCGTATCAGGATATGACGTCAATAACAATTTTCTCACGTACACGAGATACTATGCATATCACTTTTGTATGAATGCATCACAATATAGTCCATCTGGATCATGCAATTTCAGTCGTCTAGACAATGCAAAAATGATAATTCGTGGTGCTGATGTTGGAGTTACAAGATTAGGTGATCCTATATACGTATATGCAGTCAACTATAACGTCCTGAGAATCAAAGATGGTTTAGGAGGACTTTTATTCGGAAATTAATTTACTACGAAGGACAACTTCGCGGTAAAACAATCAATTACGCCCTGATGGCGTCGGAAACAGCTAAGGCGACAACTCCGACAATAAAAGCTATCACGATGTAGTTTAATTCGCTTTCTTCAAGACCAGTCTTCTTGACAGTCTTTTTAGTCACAACCGGTTCAGGTTGTTTCTTTGGAGGATCCAATTCCTCCAAAGGATAGTACGCTATCATTTATATAGTACTTAGAGATTAATTTCCTTCTTCGTCTTCTTCTGCCTGGTGCGTTTGGTTTTCGCAGCCGACACCTTAACTTCCTTGACTTCACCACCAGTCGAATCGCCCGAAATCGAAATAATATCAGAAATGTCTTCATCTTCGTCATCATTTACAGGTGAAATCGCGGAAGTGTTCACAGGGGGAGCCGGTGGCATCATGATGCCACCCATAAGGCTCGAGATGTCAATGCCGGGACCCTGCATCTCGTAGTTACCCGTTCCACCGACAGGAGCCTCGGTCGCAGGACCATCAGTCTTACGAGTCGTGTTCTGAACCGCAGACATCATATTCTTCACGAGATCGGGGTTTTGTTTGATAACATCATTCATGTTAGGCATGACCGACTTGAACATACTATTCGTCAAGTGGAACATCATCGCCGAGCCACCGAGCATCATAATCAGTTTCACTTCTGGGGCAACCGAAATCTTCGAACGATACTTAACATAAAGTTCTTCAAAGACACCATCATAGTCGTCAACATTTTCCATCACCGACTCACTCCAACCCTCTAACTGAATCTCAAAAGGATTGTATCGCTTGTTTAAAAACTCCAGGCCAGTCACACACGCCACAAGCATTCGTCTCGAAAATCGAATCGACTGTTCAACGTCAATGCTGTACGTTATCCGTTTCACCTCTGTTCGGAGTTCATCAACGTTTGAGTATGCATTGAGACGCTTGTTCACGGCGAATCCCTTTTTCTCGAGACGCCCAAGCTTGTTAATTAAGTCCGCCTTTTCTTCATCAACCGAAGAGTACCCTTTGGATGGTTGCTCTTCCTGATCACCAGGTCCATACTCTTCACCGTCATCAAAAAAATTTGCATCATCTCCTTCGCCGTAATCAATCTCTTCGTCAGGGGCAGATACATTTTGGGTCGCCTGTTTATTGGGGTTTACAAAAGCATCCATCGCCTCCTGATGTTCCGACCCCTGTGGGCGAGAAGAAGCTGGCTTAAACGTTGGTCGAGGAACACGCTGAGGTGCGGGTGCAGAGATTTCAATTTCATCCATGATAGCCTGTTCGTCGGCATCCAATTTCATAACACTAGGCTGTCCTCGATCGAGTACGATCTCTTCGTCCATCTACTCTTTATACAGAAACTAAAAAAATTACCTTTAACGCAGTTTAAAAAAATATTTGTTCATTATAAATGTTTACTCTCAATCGTGTCAATCGTAACGCTCTTACCATGATTGTGATTCTTCTTCTGATTATTTCAGCCCTCGCCGCTTTCAAGTCGGGTTCTATCAGCAAGTATCAACCCAAGCCTATCACGACTAAGACCCTGAGTGATCAGTCCATTTTCGATCTCCCTGTCAAAGTTGACTGTGTCGCCGGATCCGGTAAGAAGGACAGTCCCTACTCGAAGGGGTTGACTCCAGGAGGTGTATGTGGTGCCCAAAAGCTCGTCTCGGAACAAGCCGGTTACGACATCACGGGTGGAATCGGTGGATCTTTAATCTAAGCTAATGATATATGGCGCTTATTACCAGTACCACTGACGTTATCCCCGATCTCAAGTATGAGTATCACACCGTCACAATTGATACAATTGGACAACCGAGTGCAAACGCGTTCACGTGTTATCTTCAGCAACCCCTGAAAAATGTCGTACAGGCTAGATTACTCGCCACGAACATCAATACGAACGCCACAACGAACCATTGTTATATATCTATCGAAGAGTTAGATAGTATTTTCACAGATCGTGCGTCGAATGAACCAAATGGACAAGCTACCACGAGTATTGTCCGTAACTCGTTTGCGAGTTTGGTCACCAGTGACAATACAGGTATCGTCAGTTTTAAGGATAATTACCCAGTCGTGACACAATACATAAACCCCATTCGCAGTATCGATCGATTTACTGTGAACATTCGTAACGAAAACGGCGCTCTCATCACCCCTTCCAACCCAGTCAAAAATAATTTTATCGTCATCCGTTTCGTGTGTCGAAAACCCAATTTGTAATTTTCTCCCGTTAGAGTAGTATACCATGTCTGCCGGTGTTGTGCAATTGATCGCCATCGGTGCTCAGGATGAATATATCGTGGGTAATCCCGAAATATCATTCTTTAGCTCAACATTCAAAAGACATGCTAATTTTTCACAGTCCATCGAAAAACAAACCATTTATGGAGCGGTGAAAAACAATTCAATGTCCAGCGTTCAATTTGAACGATCTGGAGATCTTCTAGGTTATGTCTATTTCACATTAGATGATGTCACACAAGCTCTCGATGTTCAACGTTGGGACACCATCATCGATAAAGTGGAACTCTACATTGGTGGTTCCCTAGTGGATACCCAAGATACGATTTTTACTGAAAAAATCGCCATCGATACATTCGCTCAGAATGTATCTAAAAGTGCGTTAGGTACACACCCAGGTATATCTTCGCGTTCCTTCTTCTACCCCCTTCGCTTTTTCTTTTGTGAAGGACCACAATGTGCTTTACCTCTTGTAGCCCTAAACTATCACAATGTCGAAATCAGGATTCATTGGGCTACAGAGGCATCAAATTATAATGTAGAATGCTTCGCAAACTATTATTATCTTGATAATGAAGAACGAGGTAATATTGCATCCCGTAAACATGATTTGTTAATTACTCAAGTCCAAAAAAATATTCCATCTGGTACAATGGTTCAAGATTTGACATTTAATCACCCCGTCAAATACATAGCGTCTTCGGATACAACAACAGATGGTGCTCTCACATCACCTACGAACAAAGTTAAATTAAACATTAATGGTCTAGATGTGAGTAATTATAGATGGGGTAAACCACATTATATAGACGTTATGAATTACTATCATACAAACTTTGTAACGTCCCCAGATTTCTTTTTGTACTGTTTCTGTCTCTCAACAAGTTCCCTCCAACCAACGGGGACGCTAAATTTTAGTCGTCTCAATTCGGCTAAAATTATGAGTGAACACATGACAATAGAACACCCTATATATGCAGTTAATTATAACATACTACGCATAGAGAACGGAATGGCAGGTCTTCTTTACGCAAATTAAAATACCAGACTATATTAAATGGTCAAGAATTTGCCAACAGTGGAGAGATCCACGAAAATCAGATTTGGTAAAAATGCTTTGGAGAATCAGGCAGAAAATACCATTGTTTTTAATGCGAGTAATAATGAATTACAAGCTACCCGACCCGGTGCAGTGTATTTGAGTCCTATTCGTTTTAGAGAAGATTTTTCCGACCCTCAAATCGTACTTCTAATGTACGACAAAACAACTGGAGAAATAACCGAATCTGGGTCATCGGCGTCTACAGCCGTAGAACCACCTCTACAATCAGTAACTGGTTTTGGTAATACGACACCTTATACACTCGAATTTAATAATCCTTCAACGTCCTTTTTTGCACTCTCAAATGCAGAATTTTCAAATACCATATCAATTGGATCACTCACTCAAGATTATATTCCATTTGTTGGGTCGAATAAGATGCTAGAAGATTCTAAAATTAGACTTGATAATGGATCTACCGTCATCAACTCAAACCTTGAAGTTGTGGGGGATATAACATTTAGTGGTAATTCGTATGTTATAGATTCACAAAGTTTAAACATCAAAGATAAAATTGTAGGTATTTCCAACAATAATCCAAGTAATAATTATGACGGGGGTTTGATAATTGAAAATGTAGGACATAATGTGGGACTCATTCATCATGGAGATGAAGATAGATTTTCAATGGGATACACACAAAATGTAGCAAGTGATAATCATATTTTGCATGACAGTAATGTATTCTTACTCGATGTTCTTGGAAATCTACAAGTTCAAAATAATATTACCGTAACTGAAACGGGTACATTTGACCATCTTGTAGCAGATTCTATAACAATAAAAACGGATTCATTTCATGTAGATTCTTCAACATCCAATGTTGGTATAGGGACTAATACACCCGCATTTAATCTAGATGTACATGGTTCTTCGAACGTTGGAACATTCACGGCTTTATCCGGTACATTCGACGGTCCAGTTTCAGGAACGAGTTACACAGGTGGTGCAATTTCTGGAACCACTGGTACTTTCACGGGTGATGTTACTGGAACGAGTTACACCGGTGGCGCAGTTTCAGGTACAACAGGTACCTTTAATAGTACACTTTCAAGCGGTGGTTTCACTGCAACGAGTGCACAAATAAACGGTGTAGTTAACACAACCGGAAATCTCGCAGTTAACACAGATGCTATACTAGTCGATGCCACTAATAAAAAGGTGGGTATAGGAAAAACTCCTATCGCAAATCTAGATGTTGTTGGTAATATTCAGTCATCTACAGGCATTACAAGCGCGTCTGGGGGTATTACAGCAACGACGGGCCTGTTCTCGGGTGATGGCGGTCTTATATCTAACGTGCAAGTCTCAAGTGTAACAGGAGATCTTGCACTAGGAACCGCTACATCCGGAGATTACGTTGAATCCATGTCCGGAGGGGACGGTATCACCGTAACTGGTGGTTCTGGCGAAAGTTCCACTCCCAGTGTTGCAGTTGATCTCAAAGCCAATGGTGGTCTCGTTATAGAAAGTGCAGAGGTTGCAGTAGATCTTAGTGCTTCTGCGATAACCGGAACTCTCGCGGTTGCTGATGGTGGTACAGGTGTCACCACAAGTACGGGATCTACAAATGTTGTATTATCCGATAGCCCCACACTCACCGGAACATTGACCGCCGCTACCGCCAATTTCAGTGGTGATGTGTCTGCTGTGGGGGGAACATTTTCTGGTGATGTGACGGGTGCGAGTTATAGTGGTGGGGCAATTTCTGGTACGACTGGTACTTTCAGTAGTACACTTTCAAGTGGTGGTTTCACCGCGACGAGTGGACAATTTAATGGAACATTAGCATCCACAAGTGATTTAACAGTAGGCGTAGATAAATTAGTCGTAGATGTGTCCACGTCAAATGTAGGTATTGGCATGGATTCACCAGCTTTCAGTTTAGATATTAACGGTTCAGCAAATGTTGGAGTATTAACAACAACTAAGGCTGCGACATTTGGCGCGACAAAAACATTCGTGGTGAGAGCAGCCGGTGGAGCGTATTACATTGATGATTTTATACGCAAACCCCTT